TTAATAACGCCGCTTCAGTTGTAGTACCAGTTGCTAGGGCCGCAACATAAGGCAATGCTTGAGTAGGGGTAGGAGTCACTCCCATAACATAAGTATATATGTTGTTAACAAATGTAGCAAAATCAGGATTTGCTGTTGTGAACGGAGTAGATGCTACAATTGCTTGAGCAATTCCTAAACTAGATGTGCCAGAATCTTCTAACTTAATACCAATACCTTCATATGAAGTATTAACCGTGCCGCCAAACCCTGCTTTAAGCAATGCGTAAACATCTCCGGCATGACCAGATACATCAAAAGCTGTTGATTTGTCTGTATATGTAATGCGTTGATAATTATTTAAATTAAAACTTACTGTGTTATCTAAAACGCTTGTAACTTTAAGAATATTATCAGTTGTATCATTTACTACCGTAAAGTCGGCAGACTTGTCGCCCAAGTTGTATGCGTTAACAGTAGAGGATGTATCCGGAGTAACATTAATAACTGTATTAATTGTTCCGTTACCGATTGCACCAACGCCTGCTGTAGCAAATGATTTAATTGAGCCATTTGTACCAAGTCCAGTAACAATTACAACGTCATTATTAGCCGGGGCAGTTCCACCAAGGCTTGTACCTGCGATAGTAACAGTGTCGCCTAACGCATATCCTGTACCTAAATTTGCGGCTTCGACTACAGTGGTATACACCCCATTAGTTTTTGTTACGTCAAATTTGGCGCCTGTGCCTGCTCCGCTGGTTGTGCCAGTTACAGCAGTATAAGTTGTATTAATTGGAGTTTGTCCGATTGTTACAATTGTTGTCATATTTTTTCCTTGAATATTAATAAATGTATTAGATGATTATACATTTTTATAAAAGTCTTGTCAAGACTTTTGAGCGAGTCACTTCAAATTGATTCTATATTACTAGCTTGTTGGCCTTTTAAGCCGGGAGTTATATCAAATTGAACTTTTTGACCTTCTTTTAAAGTTTTAAATCCATTTGACTTAATTTGAGAGAAATGAGCAAATAAGTCTGGACCTTTATTATCGGGAGTGATAAAACCAAAACCTTTTGCATCGTTGAACCATTTTACTGTACCTGTTGTTGCTGACATTGCGTTTCCTATAAAACAATATTTATGCTTAATATTGTCTATACTGCTATTTTACTAGTATAATTACTGATTAATTTTGTCCCATTCATCTAAAGATTTTTGATATAAAATTTTAATATTTTCGCCCTTAGTTATATGTAATTCGTCTAAATATTGTTTATGCGTTATTTTTGGTAAGTTTTTGTCATTATTTAAATGATTTAATCGTATTTCATTCAACTTATTATAATTGAAATTAAAAGAAAGTAGCTCATTACCAATTTTTTCTTTATCAAACATATCTAAACCATGCATAACCTGTATCCAATCATGTGCTAAAAATAAAAAATTATTGCTGTCGAATAAAGTGGACCTGGGTAAATTAGTTTTAAATATTTCTATAGTATCTTTGTTGAAATCGGTAGTTATGAATTCTAATTCTTTCCAAAATGGTGTGTCTTTTCTTTTTGTAAAATAATGCAATTGTATATAATCTACAATATTATCAAAAGATTTGTCGAAAATTGTATTAAAATTATTTTCTATAAATTTTGAATTGTTGCGCCAGTACACGATATTTCCTATTAGATAAAACATTTGTTTAATAGTAAATCCGATACTAGATGCTTCTAATGGTTCAACAAAACTTCCGGCTAACCCAATACTAACACAATTTTTATTCCAAAATTTATCTATTTTGCCAGCGCTAAATTTGATATCTTTTCCAATTTCAATTTCATGGCCATACAGATTCTCTATTTCTTTTTTAGCCTCATCTACGGTAATATAACTATCATCAAAAACATAACCATTGCCATTTCTGCCGTAAGTTGGTATTTGCCAGCACCATCCCGATGAAAGCGCCGTGCTTTTTGTAATATTTGAAATGTAATCTTTTTGCTCTGTCGGGAAAGCTATAGCATGATTCATGGGTAAATATTTTTTATAATCTATCCATTTAGAATCTAAATTTTTTGATAATAATCTAGCGAAACCTGAACAATCAATAAAAAAATCAGCATTATAGGTTACATTATTGACATCAGTTATACTAGAAATACCATTATCAGTTGTAGCGACAGAAACTATATCAGTTTCAATTAACTTTATTGATCGCCGGTCGCACAGTTCTTTTAAATAATCATTAGTTTTGTAAGTATTAAAATGTATTGGTCCAGTAAGTAATTTATCTTTAGGTATTAAATCTGTCGAAATAAAAGGGTGTGTAGTTTCGTAAGTACTTTTATTATCAGCAATCATATGAGCAAACATATACGGGTAATTATTATGTACATCATAAAAAGTATTATAGCCAAACCATCTATTCATCCAGACCGCGCTATGTAAGTATGATTTATTATTACCGTCCCAATTTAAAAATTCAATACCAAATTTAAATGTAGCATCTGTTCTCAAAAAAAATTCTGTTGTATCAATATCACAATATTCTATAAATTCATCCCAGTTTGGTGTAGTACCCTCGCCGACGCCAATAATACCTATATTTTTAGAATAAATTATAGACAAATTAATATCGGGAAAAGTTTTTTTGAGCATTAATGCTGAAACTAGCCCGGCTGTTCCGCCCCCGACGACTATAATATTTTTAATGTTTTCCATTCTTATCCTGTATGTATTTTTACTTATTTTGAAAATTATTAATCAACAAAAAACCCGCCGAAGCGGGTTTCAACTTCTTATCTTATAAATTAAAATGCGTATTTTAATCCAACCAAGAATTGATTACCGTTTTCTGCTTTTACACGAGATTGCCCGGCATCGTAACGATAGTCGGCTGTTAGACTAACAGCTTTAGTTACCGGAACTGTAGCACCAACTCCTGCCAACAAACCATACCCTGCTGGTAGCGTAGACCCACTACGTTGGCTCAAATAATCAACACCTGCTTTAACAGCAATGTTAGCATGACCAATTTTGGCTAGATTGTATGATCCAATTAAACTATAACGATCAGCATTTGTAGAAACTTTCTTTGAAAAGTTATGATCAGCTTCGACCGCAAGTCCAAACTTACCAAAATTTTCACCGATAGTTAATCCTGCGGCATTACTAGCATGTTTATTAGCATTGAATACTTCTCCGCCAATAATACCAACTTCAACAGCACTAGCCATTGATGCTACGAGAGCAAATAATGATGCGATTACGATTTTTTTCATTTGTATTTCCTTTTAAAAAGTTTTTATATCTCAAACGATATATGTTACTACTAACAATTATTTAGCTGAAAGTAAACTAATATTAATTTTTTAGTAATTATTTAAAAATTTTCCTAAATCACCGTACAAATTAGCTAAAACTGCTTCTTTACTGCCGAAAAATATAATTTTTTCAACAAAATGTTTTTTAGCTTTAATATAGTAAGGCATTTGTAATTTTTTGTCTAAATCTAATAGTATTTGTTTGGTAAAAATAAAATTGTCTTTTATTGTATATTCGTAATGAGATATATTCAATAAATTTATAAACGTATTATACCCCGCTTCAGTCAATCTTAGTCCACCATCTATTTTAATATTATACCACCACGCAACTTTGGCATTTTCTAGTGAAATATTATTATCTTTAGGTAACTGTTTTACTAAGGCTTCGGTTAATTTAATTTTATTACGCACTTATGGGTAAATTTGATCACCTTGTTTAAGCAATACTACTGTAAATTTATCTGTTTTGAATTGACTATTAAGTTTTTTTGCCAAATTAATTGCATGTCCCGGATTACTAAATGACACTTTTTTATATTTTGGTCCAGGGTATTGAACTAGCATGTGAGAAGTTTTGAGATTTACGGGAGTATTATCAAAATAAACTGCCCACACACCTTCAGAAGCAAGTACTTGTTCGGTTTTATAAGTAGACTTATTTGTAAGTTCAACTAAAATTTTTGGTTTAGGTCTAGACATAGTATATTATTTATACATAATATACTCAGTTTTTGAATCTGCCCCCGCTAACTGAAACTTCGATAATTTCTTCTTTGGAAACAGTATTTGAGGACTCTTTCAGCATTCTAAGTTCAAGTAACAATTCTGTTAAATCAGCAGCCATACCTTTAGCATCAGTCATTGGCATAATAAAATCTTTATTACCTTTAAATTCGTGTCCGCGAACTCTTTCGATAAATTTTTGTAAGTGTAAGCTCATGATTTTTGATTTAAAAACGGAGTTAAATTAGGTGGTTCCCAACCTAATGGTTTTAAAATTTTCCCATCCTCTCTTCGGCGTACTTTGCCCATAGTTCGATCAATTTTGGCAAAATTAGTTGACATGACTTCCTTCCATGCCCCTTCACCGTCCCATCCGGTACTATGTATAGCACCAATAGTTACTACTAAGATATCAATAAGAGCATCGAGTACTTCTACATCATTGTTATCTATTAATGCTTGTTTTAGTTCTTTATGTTCTTCTTCAATTAAAGCACAATACATATCAAATTGTGGTCCGGGTGGCCCGTCAACTGTTTGCTCACAAGCTCGCATAAATTTTTCTTGATCACGAAATAAATTTGTCATTTTGATTCTGCCTCTTCTTTAGTATGAAATGGTCCATGGTACGGATATCGTTGTAAAACGATTAATTTTGGATCACGCATAACACTCCAGTGTCTACCTTTTTTTACAGTATACCACCCAGCTGCATGCCAACTTTTGCTTTTATTTGTTTTAGTATATATGGGCAATTTTTGAGGAACGTCCCAAACCGGATTATATACCTTACTAGAAGTACTATAACCGTGTACTTCAAAAACTGCTGATGTTTTTTTAATTGGTTTATTAATCGGTTCAAAATAAATGTCAATATTTCTTTCAACTAGTTTAATAGTTTTATATTGTGCTACTATCTGATTATTAATTTTAACTTGAAATCCGCCATCACAAGCTTCGACATTACCTACTTTTTGATTATTGTCTTGTATTACCCAAAATTGTTTATCAACTACGGGTTTCGCTACTAATGTCATTTAATATTCCTTTCAAAATAATTCAGATTGATATTAATTCTTACTTTTTCATCTGTACACCTGCCTGAACAATGCGGTTTAGATGAATCAAAGATTAGTATTCTATTTTCAATAGATTGAATTTTAGTACCATCTTCTAATTTGGTATACCCATTATTTGTGTTAATTGAAAATACCGCACCTGTGTGTAAAATTTCGTAATCAACATGCATTGGGTCTTCGACTATAATATCAGTGCCTGGATATAAATTACCTTTTACCCTAATTAAATCAAAAATATTAAGGTTTGACAATAAAGGTAAAATGAGAGTGTATGCTTTACTCTTTGAAGATTTATGAACATCAAAGAAAGCGTGAGTAAAATAATAATCTTTAGTAGGATGTTCGTGAGCAATCCCGTCGAGGGTATAATTATAATACCAAAAAAATTCAGCCGAAAACATAGCGTCTTGAATTACTTTAAAATCACCTTTTGATAAAAAGTTATCAATTACTTTGTAATTAGAACTCATGCGCTCAACATACCTTTATAAGTTTCATTCATCCATTTTCCGAAACTTTCTGCGTTTTCACTGCATTTATTTAATTCATATTTGCCGCAGAATTGTAAAAATCTTACACCAACTTGTCCAACATCTTTATGACTAATTTGTTCCTTAATACTAGTATCTACAGTTATTTTAACATCGTCGGGCTGAGCATTCAAATCAATCAATGTTCGATTCCTCTCGTAATCATCTAACACACGATGTTCGATGCCATCCGGGTCAGTCCAACGTTGCAACATCATGTTGTTCCAAGAGAATCCTTGTTTTCCTCGATCTTCGAATGCTTCACGGAGACCAACTTTATTCTTTGTCCCTTTCTCACGAACTCCAGGATATGCACTGAAGACATTGTCAGTGCTGTCTCCGCGCATACATTTCTCAAATAGCAACCAGGACGGATCTGGACAAATTTTTGGTTGTTTAGTTTTTTTATCAATGACTAATTTACCTTTAGCATCAAATATACCTTCGAGAGTTATTAGTTCATCGGTAATTCCGTTATATTGCTTGACATTGGTTGCCAATAATTGTACAAAATCTGTGTCGCTTGAAATTACCACATGTTCATCTTCTGGATGAAGTGCTATCCATCGAGCTATGATATCATCACCTTCAGCGGTTGGACAACGTATAACACTACAATTAGTTTTTTCGGATAAAAAAGTGGTTAGCGAATCATACGACTCCCAAAATATTTTATCTTCTTCTTGCTGTTCTTCTGTTAAAGCAGATCTTGCCACTACACGATTAGCTTTATAAGGTTTATACATATCCTTACGCCAGCTACGACCTTCGAGCGCGAATACTACGTGATCTGACTCAAACCTTCGAGCCATTTTATTAGCAGCCATAAGAGTAACATGTAGCGCAAACCCTACTTTTTCCCACATATCACTAGCACGATGTGCCCCGTGTCTTGCTCTAAAAAATAAATTTGCTGTGTCAATAAGTATGTATTTCATGTGTTAATTATATAGTATTTGACGATAAAAGTCAACTAATATTTTGATTAAATTAAAAAATTGTGATGGTAATTTGTAAGATAAGTATTTTTATGAACGAAGTTGCTAAAGATTACTTATATACTTTTCAAATTGATGAAATTGATAATCAACTATTATATAATTCTTGTTGCGAAATTGATAAATGGTTAAGAAAAATACTTCCGCCAATTCCGGAAGACAATGCTTATGGAAATTTTACAAGTTATCATCACACAAAATATAATTTGTTTTCATTTGCTTGCCCTGAATTACACAAGCTGTATTATCAACTATCAAAAAATTTAAAATTAATAGTTGACCCTTCTACTCAGTATTACATTAGATGTTGGGTAAACTTATTTAGTCCAGGCAAAAATATTGATTGGCATCAGCATTGGCCACCTGAGCATAAGACTTGGCATGGATTTTATTGCGTGAACACAGAAGGAAATTGTAAGTCATACACTGATTATCGTATCCCCGGTTATCCAGAAATTAGAGTTGATAGTAATGATGGGCTACTGGTTGTTGGAAAATCTAACGGTGATTTACACAAGAGTTCACCATGGGAAGACAATGACAAATACAGAATTACTATTGCGTTTGACATAATACCGTGGCAAGCACTAAGACATTCAACTAAATCTTTTGATAATTATTTAATAAACAATTTTATTCCGCTGTTGAAAATTTAAATAAAATTATTTTTAATAATATATTTCAATAAAAATCTATGCCAGAAAGAGTGAGCTTCTTTGCTAAAATATTTAGAATCTGGCGACACGGTATCAATGTTATTTGCTTTTACTAGAGCACTAAATGTATTTTCGAGGCTATAAGGATCTAAATAGTTATTACCCCAATCGTACTTTGTTGTGATTTTAGTGAATGCTACATCACCGTTAAAAAATATATGGGGTATACTTTGTTCTAATAGAAATTGGTGTAACTCCCAAATTTTATTATGTTCTTCGTTTTCGTCAAGAAAATTTGTCCATTGTATAATAACTAAATTATTAAAATTTGTAGTAATCCATTTTTTAACATCTTCTATAATACTAATATTTGTATTATTTCTTTTAACTGAGCAATGGAATGTAGCTCTAAGTGAAAGACTTAATGTTTTACCCCAACTGGATGCTAAATTTTCCGGATGAGGCAACCCTTTTAAATATTCAATAGAAGGATCATCATCTGTAAACTCAAAAGGATTTACAGCCAAAGAAGCTCCCGTGTGCCCATCGCCATTTACATATAGTATCATCAGTTATTTATTTTTTCTAGATTCTGCGTCATGTACACGTTTACGCAAACTAGTACTACTAAAACTATGGTCACGTCCATTAAAAATGATACCAATGCCACGCGTATAACATGCTTCATCGCCGGTAAACTTTTTACCTTCATATTCAACACCTAATACACGAACATTCAATGGTAATATCAGCAACAAATCAATCAAATCTTGTTCAGTTTGATAAATTACTACTTCATCAACATAACGACAAGCACTCAATTGTATTTGTCTTTCTACAATACTTTGAATTGGTTTATTTTTTGTATCTGATCTATCAATAGTAGGGTCAGTCTGTAATCCTGCAATTAAGTAATCACAATGATTTTTAGCCTCACTAAGCATTGCAATATGTCCGGCATGTAATAGATCAAAGGTACTAAATGTAATACCAATTTTCTTACCCTGTTCTCTTAGTTCTTTAATTTTACTGAATATCATATATTTCCTTTTAACTAACTTCCGATCGGCCCCCGCCAACATCTCGAGATTTAACAACTCGATTTCCTGACATAGCTTCGTATTGTTCATACGTTTCCAAAACTACATTACGGCAAACAGCAGTAAACCAACGATCTATGATGTCAGCATCAGTATCGTCTGGGCGCATTTGATATCCGGCACGAACCAAATTAGCAACAAATTTATCATTCCAATCTAATTCAAATGCTCCCTGCCCCATGTTATTTGGATCAATTTCCATACTAAGAATGTTAACATAAGGTTCTCCTTTTTCGGTAGCAATATCTTTTTCTGATTTTTTTTCTTCAGGTGTGCTAGTTACTACTTTAGGAGTAGGTTTAATTTTTTTGTTAATCCAATCTAATATCTTCATTTAAGTACCCCACTCATTTTTAAATAAAGGTACTTGAAGTCTATCACTATAACGCCATCCACGTTTCATTGCCGCTAGTGCTACATTTTTAGCATTTAGTGTATAAACACTCTCGACCCCACCCACTGGCATTAAGTATACATGCCCTGTAAATCCTGCGGCACGATAAGCACCTACAGCACATTCTGCGTCGGCAATATCTTGTTCTGTTGCTACAACAAACTTAAGATACACAGTTCCAACCTGTTCATATTCACAAACAACTTCTGGTAAAATTGCTTCTTCCCATTTTTCACCACTGGCAGGCAATTTAGCACTTACTGAAAATGTAATCTCACGCTTCTGATGATCATATCGATCCCAGTTTAACAAATATTCTTTAAACTCTGGTGTTAGTTTTTGAGTGCCATTTGTTTCAAATGTGATTTCTTTCAAGCCCGCCATCTTAGAATGATTCAACAAGTCTGGATACGCACGTTGCCAACCTAATAACGGCTCACCACCTGTAATTACAAGATGTTCATCTTTCCATTCGCTGTGTGGAATAATTTCCATAATTCTTTCAGCAATAGCGTCAGATGTAAGCATGGGACTAAGATCCTTAAAGTCAGGATGCCAGCTCGCATAACTATCACACCCAGTAGATACCAACGGAAGTTCTTCGTACTTATTAAAGTGAGTTACTACCTGTGCAATATCATCTGCTTCGGTACTTAGTTTACCGCGAGGCATACCAAATCCGGCACATTTGAAATTACACCCGAAAGTCCTTAAGAAGACACTGGGCACTCCCATGTATCTGCCCTCTCCCTGAATCGAATAGAAAAGTTCTGCTATTTTAATTTTGCTCATAATTTTCCTTAATTACTTCATCATATAATGGGTACATTTCTTTTAATTCTTCTAAACTTTCAAGATCCTTGATTTTAAAGTTTATGCTTTCATTTTTTAATAAAATATATTGACATAATGGTGTTCCTTTTTTGATAACTTCAGTAGAATCTAAACAATGCCAATAAAGCTGAACATTAAGATGATTATTGTAAGTTAATATTCCCGTAGCGGCTGTAAATCGAGTATCATCATTATAAGGAACCGGCATGGATAATAAAGAATATCCTTCTGGGATTTTTGCGAACCATGGACTTTGAATTTTTATTACTGATTGAAGTGTATTTTCCGGCATATTTTTGAAGTCATGTAAAGCTTGTTTGGTATGAAAAGAAACGGCATCTGATATTATGTTGCCGAATTTAGATTTACACTGATCGTACTCTGATTCCCAAAGGAAAGTTTTTTTATCACCAAAAGTTTTAATAGTTATATCTTGATAAGCGGTTTGTACCCAACCAGTTTTTAAAATAGAATTTATACCTATACATTTAGAGGTGTGAGTAAAACCACCGTTTGGAAATTCTTTTATTTTTTTTACATAATCATTTCTAAGCTCTTCAACCCACTTGAATATTTTAGCAGAAGATTTTTGTATTGGAAAATCTTTTGTATACTCAGGAGCTAGACTATAAAATTCAATTTCCAGATTATTCATCTAAGTTCTCTTTTTTTAAGAAATTGTCAATTTGATCTTCGGCTTCCTGCTGTGACAATGCTACAACTGTAAAGGTTGCTATTCCTTTACTAGCACGAATGTCGAAAGGAATAGCACCATTTGGTAACCAGTTGTTATCTACTTTACGTGTTATTCGAAATGTTTTCAAGGACTTAACACGATTTATTAAATTATCAGTAATTATTTTGGCAGTTTCGGATTTATTATTCATCATTTATTTTTCGCCAATTATTCTTATCTTTGTTTGAATATCCTATATATTTTTCGCCAGTTTCCATATCGATCAACATATATTTTTCCGGGCACTTGGTATATACTTTTAATGTTATTGGTTCATCAAGTTCAGGAACTTCAACCCCAGATTGTAATTTTCTATGTTTTACCACTTTTTGTAGTTTCCTTTACCTGGTATAGTATTTCTCACTCCGCCGATTGGATCTTCCACATCTCCGTTACGTCTAGGAATTAAATGTACATGCGGCCAATCTACAGTCTGCCCAGCAGCCTTGCCATAGTTGAATCCAATATTAAATCCGTCCCACTCTTTTGATTGGACTTTATCTCTACCATATCGAAAAGCATCAATAAAAGCAGTACTTAGTATATGAGTACTATTGTATTTAGGTACAAATAACAAATGTCCTTCGGTTACAGGGTACTTATCTTTATAAACTACTATATGAAAATCTTCTTGAACAATATCAGTCCACGGAGCTGAACTATCATCTTTATCGTTGGGTCCGTCAATTATTTCATTATCTAACATTTTTACTCCTGGATTCTAAATAACTTTCATTATGAATCCATTTATTGTTAACAAGAAATCCCCACTCTCTTTTTTTTGGCCCTGGTATAAACAATGACCAGGCTGTTACACAGGGATCTAATTCAATTCTATGATAACTTTCAGCGCGACAAAATCTAAAATGTCCTGGTCCACGCCATACTTTATATTCTGCTAATTTTTTACCTACTGTATCAAATACAGGAATCCATTCCCAATAACCGCCTTTTAAAATTAAAGTGGCATAAGGCCAAGGATGATCATGTACATCATCTGGATCTGATTTTAAAAATTTATGAATAAAGATATTAAACGGAAACCAAGTTCTGTCTTTAAGAAAAACATAATAACGCTCTAAATAAGGAGCGTTATTTTCTCGATCCATAATAATACGTTTGCGATCCAAACTTTCTAGTTTAGATAAAAATAATTTAGATATTGATATCATATTTGTCTAATGTATTGACTGTATAATAATTATAAACAAATTAACAGAAATTGTCAACCTAAGATTTGCCGAATTCCTTCTTCGAAACTTATTGGACTATAATGTGGCATTATTGCTCGTAGTTTAGAAATATCAGGACGACGATTGGAAACTGATCCAGGCATGCTTGGTAATTGTTCAAATACTGCGTCGGGATGCCCAAGTTCGTTGGCTATGACTTTGACTGCGTTGCCTATAGTAATTTCTCTGTCGTTGCCAATGTTTACTAACTGCTGATTAACATTTTCGGCAACATAGATACTTGCCTTAATAGCATCGCTTACATAGCAGAAGCTTCTAGTTTCTTGAGATCCGATAACTGAAAATATTCCACTTTTAATTTTTTGTATTTGGTCTCCTAGAAAATGGCCTTGCTTACTATTTTCACCGTACACATTAAAGTAACGCAACATGACCCAAGGTAAGGTGCTATTAGACAAATAATTTTCACTAGTAATTTTTGCTAATCGATAACTCCATCTAGCATTGTGTATATCTTTAATCATTACATCTGTGTTTTCAGGCACAGGGCTGACGGGATCATCTGCCACTACTTCGCTACTAGAAGCGTATACTAATCTAATTAAATTTGAACATTTAGAAGCAAAATTGAAAATATTTAAATCACAAATAAAGTTGTTACTTAATACTTTATTTGGAAATTTATAAAAGTTTGTCGTGCCGTTTATTGCTCCGTAATGATATATGTAGTCAAAATCATTTGGTAATTGATTTAATGAATCGACATCATTTAAATCAATTCTAAACCATTCATCGCAAGGCGGTATGGTTGTGCTACGCGAATGATTGTCTACTGCATAAACTATATGTCCAGCTTCTTTAAGTTGGCGGCAAAATTCTGTGCCTAATAAGCCGCTGGCCCCTGTTACTAATACTTTACTCATTTGCTAAGTTTCTCATTATCGTTAATTACTGCCTGTATCATAGAATAATCTAATCCTAATTTTTTAACAAGGTTATTCCATGCGCTTGTGTCTTTTGGCAAACAATGGCCACCAAATCCGCGTAAATTATCATTACACATTAAGTATGCTGGATTAAAACATTCACGTTTGATAATAGCATCATAAACAGCATTATAATCTACACCTAAAGATTTACATACTTCAAAAGCAATATTGGCAAAAATAATTTGAACACTATGATTTACATTGTTAAAATATTTTACTACTTCCGCTTCTGTTGGTTTAACACAAGAAACATTTTTAGGCAAGTGCCCGTGTATTTTTTTGATTAGTTCAAAATCTTCGTCACGATGACTACCGATAATTAACAGATCATGATTATACATGAAATCAGCAAGGGCAGTTTTAGCACGTAAAAATTCTGGTACTGAACAAATTCTTAATGATGGATGTGCGGCTGATAAATTATCAGAAGTTCCTGGTACTACTGTGCTTTTGACAGCAACTAATCCCGTGTATTTGACATCATCTAATTCAGCTACTACACTTTCAACAATGCTTGTGTCGCAATCTCCGTTTGGCGCTTGATTTGTCGGAACACAAACAAAAACGCATTCAGTGTCTAATATATCACTGAGTTTTGAACCTTCATACGCTGGATCAAAAAAACTCATGGTATGTCCTAGATGTAACAAACCTTCGTATACTGCTTTTCCTACAGTACCTTTACCGATAAGACCAATTTTCATTTAATTCTCCTTGGGATATTCCATATCAACACATTCGCTTGTTTGTGTTGATGCCATGTTTAATATTTCTTTTGCCACATCTTCTGGTTCTAAACATACAGACGTAGTTAGCATATCAATCATTTTAGTACGAGTTCTCACAGGATTAATTAATCCCACAAGTACATTAGTGTCAACAAAATAATCTCTGACACCTTGCCATAAATTATATAGCGCAGATTTAGAAGCCGCATATAAAATGTAGTCTTTGCGACCTGCTCGGCAAGCACTTGACCCTACCATAATAATTTTTACAGGTGTTGCTGGTGGATTTTCCATATAGTATCTGATAATTGACCAATTAGATCCTACATTTACATCCATTGTTTTATTATGTGTTTCTTTATTATCAGCAAAATGCCCAGCACAATTAATTATTATGTCGGGGTTATATATTGATAACAAACTTTGAATTTTTTTATCACTATTAGCATTTGTGAAATTAATTTGACCACGATTTACAGCAATTACCGCATATTTTGCTTTTAAAAATGCCGATTTAGTGGCTGCTCCAATGCCTCCACTAGAACCAAATATTAAAATATTTTTACTCATCTGCTGGTATAATTGAATCAACTCTAACAGTATCAGTTTCATAATCTTCACCACCACGCGGGCCTTCAGCAAAAGCAATAAACACACATCCAGTATTAGATGCTTTTAACGCATGTATTTCATTAGGTTCACTGATGATAAAATCACCGGGTTGGGCCATATAAATATCTACCGGTGTTGATTTATCTACTGGTTGAGAATAGTAAGTTAAATTTCCAGCTACGATATACGTATATTGAGTAGTATAATTATGATAATGATTACCGCGGATAGCACCTGGCACGTTACTAATTAAACACCCGTGATTTATGGAACGCTTATAGAATATATCAATAATTGAACCTCTGTCATCTTGATGAATTCCTAAGCCTTCTTCTGTGTTGTTGTTAATGTTATAATATTTCATTGTGATATAAACCTTACATTAGGATTAATTTTAAGTAATGCTTGCTTGAGTGGCTCGCCGATGTTCCAGCTTAATACAAGAGCATATGGATTTTCATGTTTGGCAAATTCATTGTCTCCCATGATAGGTATACGACTTAATGGCGTATACTTTCCTTGTTTATATTCAGAAGAATCAGTAATACAATGAAGTAATGTACCGTCTAATTTATGCCAATTTAACCATGTATTAGCTTTGGCTGCGGCACCAACACCTATGACGACTGCGTCTGGATTTTCTTCTAATAATTGATAAAATTTCAATAGCCATTTGTTACGTTGTTTTTCTAATTTTATTTGGAATGCTTGATAAAAAGTAATATCAAATAATCCCATGCCAGTTTCTTTATCTATCGCATTGGCTATTTTTTCAGGCATACTATTATCTATAGCATGTTGAGCAAAAACTCTTATACTGCCACCATGATAATCAACAATATCATAATCTACAATTTTTAGTCCAGCTTTAATTAACAAATTCCAAGAACTTTTAATTGTAAAATAACTTATGTGCTCATGGTAAACCATATCAATGAATCTTCCACTTTCTATCATACTTGCCCAATATGGCAATTCGAAAATAAAAGTTCCATCTTTATCTAATAAATTTGCTACACCACGAGCAAAATCAATCGGATTGTTAGCATGATTAAAAACATTATTCGCCATAATAATACTGGCACTATTATATTGATTTCTAATCTTAATTGCCAATTCTTGATTGAATAATCCACAAACTGTTTGAATACCTTTTTCTTGGGCAATCTCACACATTTTTTCAGACAAATCAACGCCTAATACAATATTATCTTCGGGGGAAAGAAATTGATTAATCAAGTATCCGTCGTTGCTACCGATCTCAACAATTAATCCTGAATTACCTAATTTATTTTTAATAGTATCAGCATATTCGTCCCAATGATCTCGAGCAGTTTTAGAATTACTAGATGTATAACTATAAGCATACAAGTTATACCTATCTTCGGCATCGCTGATATAACCTAACTGTATTTGCCCTGAATTTGGGTTTAAATAAAGCTGTAATGGAAAAACAGGTTCAGATAAATTTAATTGATTTTTGGCAATAAAAGTGTCAGCATAAGCATGTTGGCCTAAATCAATTATTTTTACTACAGGGTCATTTGTAATTAAACAAGATGATAGTTGTGTACTTTCTGTTATATTAGACATTAGTTAGGCCTATCAAATTGTACCATTTGTTTATTGATATCATTTATTTTAAGTTTTTCCCAAGGATCTTGTTTACCTTGTTTAACTTTTTCCCAAAACGAAGTGTCTTCGCCTTTAGACTTTAATAATTCGGCAATTTTATCACAATCAATCATTCTAGCAATTGTGTAGGATGTATGATGAAAATCTTTTGGGTTATTGGGATTTCCCTCTAGCATCTTTTTATTTTTAAACGTCAAATCATTATTATTACCAGTGAGATCATGTCTATCATGGGTAACATATACATCAATGATTTTCATGATATCGAGCATGTAGGCATTTTGACTTAACTCGGCATCAATCATTTGATGTCTTGAAAAGAACCCAAATAAATTATACCATTCTTTTGGAATAATAGGGAAAATACTATAAGGATGTTCTCTATGTCCGTGTACTTTGAGCAGTTTAAATTCGCCGGTACAATCTGTAATAATTTTATCCCATGATGTTGTTTCCATTAAAGCATCATCATTCCAGACAAATAACCAATCAGCATCTGCTAGTTTTGCTAGTCCGTTGTAGTATAAATTTAGATTAATATATCCCATAGGATCAAATGTAGTAACACTATAGTGTACGCCTTTTTGCTCTAGCCAGGGCTGTATATCTGTTGAAAAATATTTTAATCCAACCTCATCATCATTATCAAATGCTAATAATAATTGTACATCATCTATTTTAAGTACTCTATTAAATAAACTAATTATACTTAATTTCAATGCTGTAGTTCTGCCTCTAGTTGGAAGCATTACTGCTATTTTGTATTCATTCTCTGACATTATTATCCTTTAATTCTATGGATATATTTAATCTTAAAAAAATATATGACTATTTTTATCTACCAATGTCTAACTACACCTGCTATGATAAAACAATTTGTAATAATATATGATAATAAAATAATGGTACGAATAACAGCAATCTTATCTGATTCTTTGTCGGTATTACCTGATTTTTCGCCTAATGCTTTGGCCCAAATTCGCCAAAGTCGTTTAATGATTGCGTTTACCATCAAATACACATACAAAATAAAATGGACTATTATTAGGATTATGTACTCGATGAAACACTCCGTCGGGTATAAGCACAACGTCGCCACCTTGTACGGAAAATTTATCGTCGCCTAATTCCATTTCGCCACTGCCACTAACAAAGTAATAGACTTCTTCTTGTCCAGCATGACTATGTCCACGGGTACTTTGATGTGGTTTAAGTTCAGTTGAGCTTACTATAAGATTATTTAAAAACTTATTATCTTTTAAAATATAAGTTTCGTTGTCTTTAACGATATCCCCGCCTATATCATAAATGCTATATTTCATGATAGTAAGTCCTCATCCCACTCGCGGTGCCCTTCTCTAAAAGCCATATTGCTTTGTGTTTCTCTAACTTCTACTCTATAGCACCATAATCTTGCGGCTTCGCCTGGTCCCCACATGTCTGGAATATATACGGCATTGATGTATTTGTAAAGCATATCTGCCAAACTTTCGCAACCTAATCTTGGAAGTATTGTTAGTTTGGCTAATTTACGTCTTTCCATTTCTTTATAAAACTCTAATTCCGGATCATCCTCGGCAACTAAGGTTGTATGGTCAAATTGATCTTCTAAAATCTTTTTGAGTTCTTTTAGGCCACCGTAGTCGGCAGCCCAGTTACGCACATCTAAATCATTAGTACCAAAGTAAAACTTCATACTAAATGAGTATCCGTGATTTAGATTGCAGTGACTATCCGCCCTCCACTGTCTGTAAGCGCAAGGAAATGCGTCTATATATTCTTTAGTACTTGTGTACTTGTATGTTACTGGTGTCATGCTGTTTCTCCTATGTTAAATTTTAGCATAGGCGGCAGAGTTTGTATACCGGGATGAACGCCGAAGGCCGGTGTTTGAAATAATATTTATTCTGTTTTTTCAGACTCTCGCACCAATGCCATCATAACATCCAATTTTTCCTTGATATCTTTGATACCAGGATATTTTTCGGCCAGTACCAATATCTTTTCTTCTTCTAATTTTTTATTCTTAGCCCAATCTAATATTGCTTCAGCATCTGATGTAAGACCAATACTAGGATAACTTGAAGAAAGTATTTGCCAAACATATCCATCCCAAACTTCTATATTATTTAAACTAATATTATATCGCATGTTGCCCAGCCCCTGTTGGCCACTCTGTCCGTAAATATAATTGGTAACAGGGTTACCTCCGCTGATACTTATATATTTTCCTGTATAGTTAATTCCTTTAATCATCTGGGGGCAAACTCCTGTTGTAACTTAATATTATCCATAAATTCTTTCTTTGTACCGTGATCGTCTTTGAACGCACCTTTAAGTACTGTGGTCTGTGTTAGACTAGAGTGTGCCATAATTCCTCGATTCTCACAACATCCGTGAGTCATTTGAATGTAAACACCTATATCCTTAGTATCTGTTGCCTTGCCTATTTCTCGAGCAATTTCATTACAAAGTTCCTCCTGGAGAGTACCTCGTCTGGCGCACCACTGTGCAATTCTAGTGTATTTTGATAGTCCGATAAGTTTTTGAGCGGCAATAATGCCAATATAAGCAACACCAGTAACGGGTTGGTGATGATGGCTACACATACTGCGAAGCTCACTACGGACAACCAGCATACCTTCATAACGGTCCGCCGAATCATTTGGGAACGCTGTTGCGTCCGGGGCTGGTTCATATCTTCCACTCATTACCTCATTAATATACATTTTTGCCAATCGCCGGGCAGTACCTTTACTACTAGGATCTGTTTCTGTGTCAATCAGCAAG